TGGTGGGTGGTGATCAAACACTGAGTCAGATCAATCTTAAAGATTATTCAGAAACTGTGTATCAATTGAGTTATGCGGCAACCATCACACCAGATGTGGCCAACGGCAATGTGCAGGAAATCACTCTGACAGGTGCTGTGGCATTTGGAGGATTCAACAGTGTGGCAAACGGACAAAGTTTAACATTGATCATACATCAAGACGGTACAGGGAATAGAACATTCTCTGAAAGTTTGGATTCTGCCAACAGAATGCTGTTTGCAGGTGGTACTAGCACACTGAGCACAGCAGGTGGCGCCACAGATATCATGACCATTTTTTATGCAGGTGGCACTTATTATGCTTCACTGTCAACCAACTTCTCATAAGGAGATCACATGCCATTAGGCGCATTTAGATTAAACACATTGGCAAGGGTTTTTGAACCTGTATCAACAAGAACATCAGAATCAGTCACAATCACAGTGGCAGGCAATGCTCAGATCAGCACAACACAATCTCAAATTGGCGGTGCTTCTATAAGATTGGGTGCTAACGGTGATATCATCAAACCAACCAGCAGAACAGATTTGGGTGACATCATGTTTGATGGTGACTACACCATTGAAGCATTCGTGCGTCATGATGCTGTTAATTCAGTGGACTACATATTCTCCAACAGAAAAACCACATTTGGCGCATTTGGTTGGGTGGTGAGTATGCGAGGCGATGTGGCAGGAGATCCATTCCAGTATTTGGGTTCAGGTCATGGTAACCCCACAATCAATCACCAGAACGGTGCCAGCACCAACACATGGTATCATGTGGCATTGGTCAAGGCCAGCAACATCATCACACTGTATGTGGATGGTGTGGCATCCACCACAACATATGATGCCACAGGCGATTCATACGCAGATGGAGATCAACTGTGGTTTGGATCCAACGGCGCCACATCAACACAGATGATAGGTTACATGGATGAAATCAGAGTTTCAGACACAGCACGATACACCTCAGGATTCACACCAACAACCACAGCATTTACACCAGATGCCAACACACTGCTGTTGATACATGGTGATGGCACTAATGGAAGCAGAGCAATCTTAGATGATCCAAGTAATAGATCATCAGACTCAATGTCTCTCACATTGTCAGGCAACACACAAATTTCAACCAGTCAGAGTAAATTTGGTGGATCATCAATCTACATGGATGGCACAGGTGATTATATCACAATATCAGATAATGCCACCAACAATTTAGACTTTGGCACAGGTGACTTCACCATTGAATGGTTCCAATATCTCACTGCATTGGACAGATTCGCCATAGACTTCAGAGCAGGTTCCAGTGCTTTGACAAAAATATTGATATACTCATATCCCTCAGATGGTGCCGCAGATGATCTATATTTTTACAACACTGCCAACAGAATCACAGCACTAAACTGTTTGAGTGCCAACACATGGCAACACATTGTGGTGCAGAGAGAATCAGGTGTCACAAGATTGTTTGTGGATGGTTCACAGGTGGGATCAGATTATGCAGACACCAACAATTATGCACACACAGAAATGCGTATATGGCACAACTCAATTGGAGCAGAGAATTACACACCACCAGGTTATGTGGATGAATTCAGAATTTCAAGTTTTGCAAGATATTCAGGCACATCACTCACAGTGCCCACAGCGGCATTTGAATCAGATGCAGGCACAGAGTTATTGATACACGGCGATGGCACCAATGGATCAACCACAATCACAGACGATCCACCAGCATAATAAATAGCATAAAGGAGAACAACAATGCCTACATGGCCATCAGGATCAAAAGCAAGTACCACAAATGTTGATGCGGGTTCCGACTCAATCAGTTCAGCTCGTGCAGACATCAAACAGAATTTCGACAATGTGAATGACATCATTGACACATTCAATATTTCATCACCCACAGATGGAGATCTTTTACAATATTCATCATCTTCAGGTGTATGGGAACAGGTCGCCTCCACATCATTGGGCACACCCACAGCATATCTTTTGACCACCAACAGCAATATTGGTTTGGGACAAGGTGTCTCAGACAGCACAGTGGCATCCTCATTTCAAGTGCTGAGAGATCCCAACAATCTCATACAAAATTTAACAGGTGACAGTGCCAGTGAGAATTCATTCCAACTCACAGCAGGCACATACATTGTGACACACACATTCGTAGGTGGTGTCAGTTTAACAGGAAATTCCAGCACTTCATCAGAAATTAATGGACAGGACAGTGCAGGCCAACAGGATCTTGGTCTCATACAGGCACAATCCAGCACCATAGCAAATGCATCATTCAATTTGAGATTGACTGAAGTCAGCAAAAGAGTGAGAACCATCACAGCAGGTGACACATTTGAAATGGCGATCAGTTGGAACAATGTCACAGAAAGAGAAATACTGTCACAAACATTAACCATATTCGAAAAATTGAGTTAACACAATAAATAATCGTGTTATAACAAAAATCAAAGGAGAAACACATGAGTGCGTCAAATTCATATGAAGTAAAGATCCTGGATCATATTTTGGGTACAGCAAGTCTTACATCACCCGCAACGGTGTATGTGGCACTGTTCACAGCATCAGATTCCACAGGAAACACACTGGAAAATTTAGAACAAGGAATACTAACCAACGAAGTAGCAGGCAACGGATACAGCAGACAATCTATCACATTTGGAGCGGCATCTGGTGGACAAGCACAAGGACCATCAGCAGGTTCAGTCACTTTCACAGCATCAGGCGGTGATTGGGGAGAAATAGTTGCATTGGCCATCCTTGACAAAGACCAAACGGATTCTGCAGGCGATGGGGAAGTAATTGTTTATGGATCTTTAGCAACTGCAAAAACAGTTTCTGATTCAGACAGTCTACAATTTTCTACAAATTCTATCACAGTAACACTGTCATAATCACCGGGAGAACCTAGATGGCAGACATCAGGTATGTCCAGGAGGGATATGTCACAGACAGTTATGTTCAGATCACATTCGATGTGTCTGCAACTGCTGATCTGTTTCTTGCACCCGATCGTTCATGGGACGAGATGGGCACATGGCAGACTCCCACACAGGAATACTGGACAGGGTTCTCAGCAGATGCATTGGTTTTCCAACCAGTGCAATCCGACATTTCAGTTGCTGTAACCACTTCTCAATCAGCAACATTAACAAAACAAGCAACAGCATCCATACAGGGTGACACAGGTTTTTCTGTCACAGCAACAGCACAGAGAGAAGGTGAAACACTCACTGTGGCCACCATTACCACCACAGCAGATGCCATATTAACAGCACAAGGCGAAACCACCATCAACATTGGCACAGTCACAGTGCAGGATGGCATTGTGGGACAATTGGCACAAGCACAGATTGATTGTAGCATCAGCACCACAGCAGACACACAACTAACCACACTGGGCACAGCAGACATCAGCACAAACTTACAATTGACTTCTGCACCAGGCAGAGTTCAACTCAGCACAGCAGAATTACAACAGGTGTTTGGATTCTCAGGAGCGGCATTGAGTGGCACATTTGGAGATATCACCATACCTGTCACTATTTCTACTTCAGTTGAGGAACCTCTTGACATTTTTAGAAGCACTGCAAACATTTCATTAAACGCAGACATAACACCACCAAACACCAGTGTGTTTATAGGTGCAGGTCCTGTTGTGATCAACATAGGCACCATCACAACCAGTTTTGCAAGGGAATTTGTGTTGGATCCTTTTAGAATTCATTCCATTAAGACAGAGACCCGTATAAATATCTTAGAACAAGAAACAAGATCATACATGATACCTTCAGAAACCAGACAATTGGAAGTTCAAACATTGGATCTGGTGGATGTGGCAGGATCAGCAATAGACAGGAGAGAAGGATAGATGGCAACACTCACAGGATACAAACAAGACAGAGTCGGAGGATACATTGACAAGGATCCTTATGCAGTTCTAGACTATTCATTAGACTGGACCAATTGGATGCCCACAGGAGACACCATCAGCACACTGTCAGTCACAGCACAAACCATTTCAGGTGATGCCGCACCATTGGTGATTGATTCAACCACCAAGACAGATTACATTGCCACAGCATTTATTTCAGGTGGCACAGCAGGCAACATCTACAACATAGAATTCAAAATTGTTACAGGAAATGCACTGCAAGATTCTAGAAATTTTAGAATCCGAGTATTGGAGAGACAGATATAATGCCCAAAAAGATTGTAGATGTGAAAGAAATAGAAAGATTGGCGTTCAATCAATGCACAAAGATTGAGATTTGCACCAGTGTGGGCATAACCACAACCACCTTGGACAGAAAATACAAGAAATATTACGAAAAAGGCAAATTGCTGGGCAAAGCACACATCAAACAGTTACAGATGGAAAAAGCAGAAAAAGGTGATGTAAAAATGATGATTCACCTAGGAAAAAACTATTGTGGTCAAAAAGATCAACATCAGGAATCACAGGACAAACAACCATTGCCATTCCAATTCACAATAAAAACTGAAAAGGACAAATAATGATTCAATTGAGCAAAGCACAGGGTGAAATTGTAAATTCAAACAAAAGATTTAGAACTGCTGTGTGCGGAAGAAGATTTGGAAAAACTTTTGTGGCCATATGTGAATTGATGAGACATGCCAGTGACATGAACAAAAATGTATGGTATGTGGCACCCAGTTATCGACAAGCAAAAGGCATTGTGTGGGAGCAGTTGAAGAACATGTTGAAAGAATACAAGTGGTTGGAACAAAGCAATGAAGCAGAATTAACATTAAGATTAAAATCAGGATCTAAAATCACACTGAAAGGTGCAGAGAACAAAGACGGGTTAAGAGGTGTTGGATTAGATTTTTTAGTGATGGATGAATATCAAGATTTAGATGAAGAATTGTGGAAAAATGTTTTGAGACCAACACTGTCAGACAGAAAAGGCAAAGCATTGTTCATAGGCACCCCAAAAGGTGTTGGATCTTTTTCACATCAAATGTACAGCACAGCAAAACACACAGATGATTGGGACGCATTCAGTTTCAAGACCATAGATGGTGGAATTGTTGATCAAAAAGAATTAGAAGATGCAAAAAGAGATTTGGATGAAAGAACATACCAACAAGAATATGAATCTACATTCTTAACATATGCAGGCAGTGTGTATTATAATTTTGATAGATCAGAAGTGGTTAAACCATGCAGTGGTTTAGAAAAAATGCAAATACACTGTGGTATGGACTTCAACTATTCACCATTCAGTGTGGCAATATCTGTGATTCAAAACAATTGTTTATATTTTATTGATGAAATATCAATCAATGAATCCAGCACAGAACAGATATGTGATGAATTGAAAAGAAGATATCCAAATTCAAGAATCCATGTGTATCCAGATGCGGCAGGCAAACAGAGAAGAACATCTGCAGGTGGAAGAACAGACATTTCAATATTGCAAAATGCAGGATTCAATGTGCATTACAAAAATGCCAATCCGCCCATCAGAGACAGGGTCAATGCTGTAAATAGTAAACTAAAAAACTCACAAGGAATCAGATCAGTGTTCATAGATCCAAAATGCAAACAGATTATCAAAAGTTTAGAATCTCTACAGTACAGAGAAAATTCTTATCAAGTAGAAAACACAGAAAACACTCACATGTCGGATGCTGTGGGTTATTTGATTGATTATTTGTATCCTGTGAAAAGAGAAATTGATATTCAACAACCCACAAGATGGTCATTCAGCAAAACAACACAAGGAGTTAGATAATGGCAGTTATACGAGACAGATTAATCAAAGGTGACACAAGAAACTATGCGTCTTACATTGTGGAAACACATGAAGCATATCAAACATTTGTGAACAGATGGCAGTTTTTGCAGGATTCATACTACGGTGGTTTCAACTATTTCTTGGGCAAATATCTAGAACCATACTACTACGAATCAAGAGATGATTACGAAAAAAGATTGAGAATGGTGGGTTACGACAATCATGTGAAGAGTGTGGCCTCGATATTCAATTCATTTTTATTTAGAAAAGAACCTGTTAGATACATGGGCAATCTTGCCACTGAACCCAATGTAAATGCCTTCATGCAGGATTGTGATTTGGATGGCAGATCATTTACACAACTGCTACAAGACCTGGCAACATGGAGCATGGTGTATGGTCACTGTTGGGTAATTGTGGACAAAATCAACAGTCAAGCAATGACCAGAGCAGAAGAATTAGAACAGGAAATCAGACCTTATGTGTCACTGTTTCAACCCATGGATGTTTTGGATTGGAAATATGAAAGACAATCAAACGGATTTTACAGTCTAACCTATCTAAAGGTCAAAGAAGAAATTATTGGTGGCACACAATACATCAGAGAATACACACCAGATGAAATCAATGTTTACAAAATCAATGATCGCAAAGAAGGTGAATATGTGGAAACCATGCCAAACGAATTGGGCCGAGTGCCAGCAGTTTGTGTGTATGCACAGAGATCACCCATCAGAGGCATTGGTGTTTCACCATTGGGAGACACAGCAGACATCTGCAGAGAACTGTTCGAATTTTCATCTGAAATAGAACAGATTGTGAGATTGACCAATCATCCCACTTTGGTAAAAACTGTGGACACAGAAGCATCAGCAGGTGCAGGTTCAATCATACAGATGCCACAAAATTTGGATGGCAATCTAAAACCTTTCTTGCTACAACCATCAGGTGCATCAATAGAATCTGTGTTGAGTGCCATGGAGAAAAAAATTGAATCCATTGACAGAACCAACCACCTAGGCGGAATTAGATCTCCAGAGTCTAGAAGATTATCAGGAGTTGCCATATCATCAGAGTTCAGTCAATTGAGCAGTAAATTGGCCACTTATGCCGCACAGTTTGAACACGCAGAAGAACAGATATGGAGATTGTATGCACTGTATCAAGGCACCACATTTGATGGTGAAATAGAATATCCAAGATCATTTTCCATACAGGACAGAGCAAATGACATTTCAATATTGAAGATGGCCAAAGAATCCAACATATCAGATCCTAGAATCAATGCAGAAATAGACAAGAAAATTTATAGAACTGTGATGGAAGATGATGCCATGGATTTGGAAGATGAAGAAGAGGAAATGGAACATCCAGTAACCACAACCATTGACAGATCAGCACACATCAAAGAAATGATCATGCAAGGTTACACAGATCAACAGATACTGCAACTGCATTCTGAAATCACACAAGAAGACATCAACACAGCGAAACAGCAATTACTAAATCAGGAGTAATCATGCCAGTTAGAAAAGTCAAGGGTGGATACCGTTGGGGCACCAGTGGTAAAATTTACAAAACAAAAAAACAAGCAGAAAGACAAGGCAGAGCAATCAGGGCCGCAGGATATCGTGGCAAACGCAGATGAGCTCAGCACTGATTAATAATGCCTCCTTATAGTTCAAACATCGCCAGCAAAAATCGATTGCAGTATGATTTAGGATATGAATCATTTGCTCTAAATAAATTGATTCAATCATGTCATCACCGTAGCACACAATCTCCTCTGTATGCTGTGATGCAAAACAAATACACAATGAAACAACACATCAAAAAAAATTATGGGGATTGGTGTGCACCAACACTTTTTGCAGACAAAGACATCGACACAGTTTACAATATGACAAAACATGATGATTATTGGATCAAATGTGGATTGTACAGTGGTGCCAATGCAAGAGTAATCAACAATAATGTCACAGTAAATCGTAATGGTCGCAATGGCATTCAATCATACAAAGAACTGGTCAATTGGATTAGAAACAAAAGTTTGAATAGGAAGGAATATAAAATTTATGATTATGCAAACATGGATGAAATATTTTTTAGCGAACCTAACATCCACAGCAGAATAGATTATAAACATTTTATCTACAAGGGCAAACACATATTCACACAGGTTATTTCAGATATATCCATAAAAGACGAATACGAAAACATCGTGGACATAGATGGAAATGATTTGGGTTTTGTGTTGGTCAACAGCAGAAAAGGTAATTTTACAAAACCTGCAAATTGGACCACACAGATTGACAGAGCATTGGCCTTGGGAGAAATGTTTGAATTTATGAGAATAGACATGATAGGTGATACACACACAGTGATTGCTGAAATGGACACATTGCCAAAAAAAGGCAAATATGGAAACAAAATGGGCACAGACATAATCTATAAAAGGATACAAAATGAGCTCAACACTGATCAGTAGGTTTGCAATACCACACTGCAAACAAACACGCACATATGTGGATGTGGGTGCCAATGATGGTGACACCAGTCATCCATTTGTGGATCTGTTTGACACAGTGGTGGCATTTGAACCCAATCCTAACACATTTAAAAAATTAATTACCAATACGAAAATACAGGCACATCAGTGTGCATTGTTGGATCATGAAAGCACAGTGACACTGCAAATACCCAACATCACACACAATCCTGCACATGGCAGTGTGGCACCAAGAAGACAATCCAAATGGCAAGAAACCACCAGTCACACAGTGCAAGGCACAACCCTGGACAGTTTCAAATTGCAAGGTGTTGACTTGATCAAGATTGATGTGGAACAGGGTGAATTGGAAGTGATTAGAGGTGCATTAAATACAATTATGATCAGCAGACCAGTCATCATGTTTGAAAACAAACGCAATGAAAATCAAACAGTGATTGATCTGTTGTTGAAACTGAATTATCACATTGCACATCATTTAAGAAGCGATGTCATAATGAAACCCAACAAACAAGGAGCATAATCATGGCAATGCGAGGAAAAAGAAAACCCAACAAGAACAAAAAATCTTCAAAAGGTTCAATGCGAGGCAAAAGAAAACGCTAATCGCTAAATAACACTGTTACTGTCATTGGACAGGGAGTCAACTCAACTCATTATAAAAGGAGGACATAATGAACGCAGAAATACAAGCGGTAAAATCTCAGGACACTGCACCTGAAATCAAAGAGCAGGCAGAACCCACAACGGTTCAAGAAGAAACCAAAACTCAAACTTTCAGTCAACAAGATTTAGACAAGATTGTGGCAGAAAGAGTACAGAGGGAGCGTGCCAAATACGAAAAAAAGTATGGAAGCATAGATGTTGATCACTATCAAAAGTTGATCGAGAAGGAAGAAAAGACCCGACAGATAGAGTTGGAAAAAAGAGGTCAATTTGAACAATTGTTGAAAGAACAAGCGGAAAAATTCACTTCTAAAATCCAACAGTATCAGTCAGAACTGACTTCTATCAAGGTTGATGGTGCACTGCTATCAGAGGCGTCCAACGCCAGAGCAATTAACCCTAATCAGGTTACACAATTGCTCAAAAATCAACTGAAGTTGAATGAAGCAGGCACAGTGGATGTGATTGATTTAAAAACAGGACAAGTGCGTTACAATGATGCAGGTGATCCAATACAAGTGAAAGACTTGGTGAATGAGTTTCTTCAATCTAATCCTCACTTTGTTTCAGCAGGACCAAAAGGTTCTGGTGTGGGACAAGGACAGGGCAGTAAAGAATCGTTGGCCACAAATGATATAAGTCAACTTAACATGAGTATACCTGAACATAGAGCTCGTTACAAAGAAATAATGAAATCTAAAGGTATTCGTGTTTAACTAACCAAGGAGAATCAAAATGCCAGCAACAAATGCATTTGATACAGTGGCAAGTACCGCGTTGTATAACAATATTACTCAAGCGGGACTTTACCAATTAAACGAAAAATCGGTGATGAGAAATCTGATCCGTAACTACAACATGGTTGGAACACCTGGTTTAACAGCAAGTGTGCCAATCTACCCAACAGTGGCAGTGTCTTCACCAGCAGATGGTGCAGATTTAACTAATGCCACTTTTGATGTGACAACATCTAAAACAATCACTGCTTCAGAGAGAGGTGTAATGGTAACATTAACTGATCTTATGAAAGAAACTGCTACAGACAATGTGGCACAAGCAGTGGGAACTCAAATTGGTGGTGCACTAGCAGAACAATTTGACAAAGATGTTGCCGCTCTTTTCACAGGATTCACAACAAATGTTGTGGGTTCAGGCGCAAGAGAGTTAACAGTGGAAGATCTTTTTAAAGCTCAAGCATTATTGAGATCAAACAATGTACCATCAGGTGACATCTACTGTGTGTTACACCCTAAACAAGCATTCCAGATCAAGAAAAGTTTATCAAACACTTTTGGTGCTTCTGGTAATGTTTCTGATGTTGCTAACGAGGCAATCAGAACTGGTTTTGTTGGAAGAATTGCAAATCTTGTAATAATCGAATCAAACACAGTAACTGGTGACTCAGCAGGCGCATTCGTAGGCGGTGCTTTCCATCAAGACGCATTAGGCGTAATGGTGAAAAGAG